TAGGGACACTAGGATTAGATACGTAATCCAGTGCTTCACCGATAGTCAGAGTACCCGCCTCTGCCTTTTTTACTATCTCAATAGATAAATCTTTTACGGTCTTTTTTGCCATCAGTATCCGAACGTCTCATCTTGGACTTGGTACACCTGACTCTTAATTGCACCAAGTTGTTTGTGTATTGATGTGTATCCGCTCATGCGTGTCATTACCATGTATCGCAGAGCGTCGTATGCGTGATCCTCTGCCTTAGTATCTACATCTTCACTGTTGGACTTAGAAAGCGGAATGCCAGCCAGTTGCTTAATTATGTTTTGGCAACTGGAGAAGATACGTAATCGAGGTTCTTCTGTGTAGGGATCATTAGCAAGACGGCGATGAACTTCCATCTTGCCCTGTATGCGATTACGATCAGAAGGTGTCCAGCGGACTCCGGCTCTCATCATTGTTTCGGCAATCGACGGACCGAATCCTGTCTTGTTCCAACACGACGAATCCAACACGGTGTAGTGCGGTGTTGGGTCGAGTTGTTCTGCTTCCATTATTTTATCAGCTAACTCTTCCGCTGTCAAGTGTTTAGCATATAGTTCGCGATAAACCCAGATATTGTTATCCCAGTCAATAGCCCCCCACAGAACGCACGACGGACTCGCATAGCCGTAGTCTGCCGCTCGTATACGGGGCCAATTGGTAGGTAACTCGAAATGTTCGACAACGTGCCGACTCCTTGAAAATTCTGGGAAGGCTGCTCCCTCCGCCACATCCCAATCCCCTTCGAGAAGCCGCTTTCGCTCGACTTCTGGGAGCGACCTGAGCATCGCCTCGTACTGACCGTCTGCCATCAGGTAGGGATTGTCGGTCAGCCGCGCCGGTACAAACTTGCGAAGGAACAGCGGTTGACCTGCCTTCTCGTGACCTGCTGGCCACACAAAGGGCTTTTGTGTCTCGATGTCAAATGCGGGAAAGGCTTTGTTGGGTTCTAGGCCGTCAATGTACGTTTTTTTGACCCACCAGCCCCCAATGCCTCCGGGGTTCGCTGTGCAACGCATATAGAGGTGTTGTTGGAGTTCAGGGTCTGTTGAGCGAAGACGAGAACGAAGGTAATCCCAAACGTACGGTGTGGGGTATTGCGTTATCTCATCGATACCTATCCAGTTGAACGCCTGACCCTGAAAGCGGGTTACGTCCTTATCTCTGTCAAGGTACGTAAACCATATTGTTGCTCCGGATGGAAACACCCACGTGGTTTTTGACTCCCGGAACTTTGCACCCGGAAAGGCTTTGGGGTACAGTTGACGTGACTTGTCGATTAGTTCGGTGAGTTCATCCAGTGTACGACGGAGAAGAAGACCACGATGATTAGGATTGTGGCAGTAACGTAGCGGATCAGCAAGAAGTGCAAAGCTCTTTCCACCACCGGCAGCACCGCCGTAAAGTACGTCTCGCTCACCCGCACTGAGAAAGTCTGTCTGAGGGCCATCATTCGGCTGAAAGACAATCTCGCTTTCGCTAACAAGGTCACTGACTGCATCTGGCAGTACATCCAAATCCCCAAGATCGATTGTGGCAGACTCGTTGCCAACCAGAGCCTTTTCAACCTTTGTTGTAGTTTGTTCCAGCTTTCGGGCATAGCGTCGTTTGTCCTCTGCGGCTTTGCTTGACTTGACTGCACGACGTTTCGCGGCATTAACACGTTTCGTCGCCGCACGTCGCGCACGTTCCCTCGTAGAGAGGTTATATGTGGCCTTTGGCGCATTGGGGTCTTTTTTAGGTCTACCGCGCTTTTTCGGCGCTGATTGCTGCTGGTCGTCCACGTGGCCCCCTCATAGGAAATCTATCAGTATCTGCATCAGTAGTAGGATCATATTTTCCAATATGTCTAGGCTTTGGATGCAACGTGTTTGGTCGGTATGGGCCAGTTGCTCGGGTAAGACTGGTGCTTTGATTGTCATACTTGTACATATTCGTTACGTCTCCGCATCAATTACTACTTCATTCTTGGGGGGAAGCAACACCACACCGTGTATTGCTTGTACGTTGTGGTTGTGGGTCTCCTGTTTTGCAACTCCTACGCGGTTAAGCAACGATTCTGCGGCTCGTAGCCTTAGTTCGTCGCCTCGTTCGGGGGCGGGATTGTCAATTGTGGAGACAATACGGTTTGCTGCCTTCAGAGCATTGACCGAAAGTATGTTTTTTGTGCGTTCAATGATCTCTTCTGCCAACGTGGACTTCAACCACTGGACAGAACCACGTGAATATCCTGCATCTATGGCTGCAGCCGTGGCATTACCACCGTTTTCGAACAAAAGTTCAAGAAACTGGGTCTGTTGAGGGGTAAGTACCCGCTCTTTTTTTTGTTGTGGGAGCAAATTCATTGTTTTTTGCAACGGGGTTGGAGGCGTGGGCGTCTCACTTAGCCATATTCGCCGTGATTCAAGAGAATATTTCACAGATGTGTGGGAATATACCGTACGTGAAACAGCCCACGGTACCATATTAGGGTCGATAAGGCTGATTGTCAACAAAAAAATTATTTCAGAGGGGTGTTCTGACGAATTTACTTGACAGAATAAACTCTCGTATGTACAATGGGTCTAAGACCCGCCGGGATATACCCCCACAGTACCCGATAGAGTCCGTTAGGGAGTTGCAAAACTTTCCCGCAGGGGAAGACGGGTCTACCCGTAGGGGTTATATAGTGGGACATGCAAACATATCCATACAGATAACCCCAAATCCACAAATCAAGGTCGAGATTGCATACAAGTACTGGTACCCCCCCGGTGGCCCTAGCGACCCCCACACCGGGGTCAGACCATCGATGATGGGCCGACTACAAGCGCCATGATGTTTTGCAACAAGCCGGGAACCCACCGCCCTTATATGCCGCGCCATCGTGCGCGGTTTTTACGTTGGGCTGACATTATTTCCGATATGGGTTACCTGCCGGGCTGTCTTTCGAGGTCATAAAGCGCAGCATATCCCGAAACCCCAGCCCGCCGATTTATCCCGCCAGTTCAAGCCGCAAGCTATTAATGCAGCACCCGCCCATAAAAAACCCCCAGCACTAGGGCCGGGGGCAAGTTAGGGAGGAACCCGGCTATTCACCCCGCCGGGAGGGTATTTCGTTACGCTTCGATGCGGTTGCCCTTTTGTTGATTTTCACGCGCTGAGATAACTTGCAAATTCCACGGCACGTGCAAGCCGCAAACATTCTGGCCCTGCAGCGGCACAATGTGATCGACGTGATATGCGATCTTTCCGGCTTTTCTGTTCTTGCGCCTCATAGCTCTATAGATCGCTCTCAATTCTGCAACATCTACCCACGGTGGTTGAGCCTTTCGTTGCAACACACGCCTCGCCGCCTGATATGCCGTCTGATACTCCATGTACCTTTCTTTATTTTCGATCTGATATTCCCTGACGCGCGCACGTATTTTTTCGGCATTAACCGCGCGATATTTCCTCTGATGTTCTGACCGATATTCTTCAGTCCTGCGAACGGGGGCCTTTTTGTTACAGCAAAACGCAAGATCCCACCTTGCTCTCGCGCAAATTACACAATGCGCGCTGCTAGTCCAACGGGCTGCAATATGCCCCTCTTTACATGGCTGTCCCGTAAAATAGGTTGTAAGCCCTGACGCCCGTGCCTCTTTCCTAGTCATCAAATACTGCCGCAGATGCGCCGGGACAGAATGCTTTTGTGGGCGCTCTCTATCGCCCCAATATCTGCGATCTAAACATTCCTGACACGTGCCACCAGCCGTCAAACGCTCGGAAACATGGCCGTGTTTGCACGGCTTCCCGGTGAAGTACCTTTGCAACCCCACCGCCTTCGCTTCTTTTCTGGTGATGATTTCCATCGTTCCTTTTCCCTTCCCTAAGCAAAAACCCCGGCACAAAGGCCGGGGCGTTGTTCCTGTTTCAATCGTCTTTCGTGATCTTGAAGTCACACGCGGCAACGGAACGCGGGCTGCTGCCCATCCATTTTTGCAACCCGATCGCATCCATGAATTCATCGAGGGCCGATATCTGATTTTCAATGCCGGTGATCATTATGCGGATCGTGCGGATTTCCCGCTCGGTGATCGCAAAAACCTCTTTAGCTTCAGAGGTGGTCAGTTCGCTTTTGATAGATGTTTTCATCGTTTCGTCCTTTCGTGTGGTTGAGACGGGGCAACCGCGCCCCGCCCCCATGTTGTTGCAAAACTAGCCGGTCTTGGCAAGCCGGTAAATGTTGCGATAGCCGCCCTTGTTGTTCCCGGTGCTACGGATTTCCAACTTGTAACCAGCCCTCTTGATCGCGTCCAGATACTGATAGACGGTCTGCTTCTTGACGTTGAGATGCCCCGCCAGTGTCGGAACCGCAAAAAACGTACCGGATGAAAGCCAAGCAATCATGCGCCTGTGGCTCTCATTCAGACGCTGTCCGGCATAATCAAACGGTGCCGCCGGGTCGTAGGTCTTCGACTGCTGGCCGACTTCGTTAAGCGGCTCACCATGCAAGCCGGTGATCGGGAACAACCCCGGCTTGGCAACTGGCCTCTCGGGGAATTCAGCCCGAAACTTGGCGGCAATGCGTGACCGCTCGTCGGCCCGGATGTGTGCCTCGAAATCGTCGGCCAGCTTCTTAAAGCCTTCGATCAGGTGAGGCGGGAATGTTGTGGTCGTTGTGTTGTTCGTTGTCATCGTTTTGTCCTTTCGTTTAGATGACGCTGGCAATGATAATCACCAGCAGGATTATCCAGCAAAGCCGGAATAGTGATGCAATCAAGTCATGCAAAAGCTGGCTCTCCCATAGCTTGCCAGACAAGGGAATCCAGCACGGTCCGGACATCGTCGGATCGCTTGCGTTGCACAAGGTGCGTCCGGGCGTCCTTCTTGCCGGTCTTGTACGTCTTCCCCTCGTCGGTGGTCCATTCGGTGTCAGTGTGCGTTGACCAGTGGGTCAGTGCGTTATAGGCCGCCCATTGAGTCCGGCCCAGTTCTGCCACCTCTTCGTCGTACCGGTGCAACAGATAGCCAAGCAACCGCTCGTTGACCGGGATCGACACGCCCTCAATCTTAGGCGCTCCCGGCTTGGCGCAGATCGTATTCGCAAGGATCAACCCGAATTGATCGCGGGTCAGTGGCGTCTGGCGCATCCGGTCCATTTCGTCCCGGTTGTTCTGCCAGAAGTCCAGCCCCATCGTTGCCTTGCCGATAAGCGCGGCAGGGCTAAGGTTCTTAGTGTGCTTGCGCTTCTGGTGATAGGCCTTCTCGCCGCCGAACACCAAAGTATTCCGGCACAGGTCACGGTAGGCACCAGAAAAAATCTGGAATGACCAAGACATGTCGACAGAGTTGAAAACATCCATGCGGCAAACAACCCGGTCGTCAGAATTGCCAACAACAGCATCGAGGTCATGGAACATGATGGTCCGGTGCGCCCGGAGTCCGCCATCGTAGAGCCGATCAATGATCTCAAGGTTCGAGATCGGCAAGCCGGATTCCGCCACCATTTTAGCCTGTAGGCTGAACAATTCGTCATGGCTGACTAGCTTGTAGGTGTCGGCAACAGGCCGGGTCTGCAACAGGTCGCCGGTCGCTTTGTTAACAAGTGCCGAGAAACCGTCCAGCCGGGTTGGCTCGACAATCTCCCGGATCACGTCACCGTCAGGCGTCCGGTCGGCCCAGCTAGTCAAAGCATCGATCGGCACCCGCCGAATCTTGGCAAGGTCCGAATAGATCGACACGTCGGCCAGATCAGTGTGCGTGTGGTCATAGGTGCCGCCGCCCCGGCTGATAAAACGTGCGGTAGGTTCGATTATGTCCAGCATGATAATGTCCTTTCGTTGCTGGTTGCCGGTCATCTCGTGACCGGTGGGTGAATCATGGCACAGGATTTGCAGCCTGTGAAGAGTTGAGCCAAAAAAAGTTGGCTGGCGTCGGTGATCGGCTGGCCCCGTCGTCTCGCCGCCGATCCGACCGGCCCGACAGTCCCGCCCCCGAACAATGGCGCAGGAAACCCCCAACCGATCCCCAAACAGTGAAGCATGGCACTGACAATATTTGTGAAGCATGGCGCTGACAAAATTTCGCTCATGTAATCCCGTGCCGGTCGCGCCAAACGCGCCAAGTGATCGCCTGTAGCTGGTACGGCATGAGGCCAACACGTCGCGCCGCCTCTTCGTAAGCGGCTTGCAAAGCGCGGTATTCACGGACGCCGATGTTTGTCCGGTCGTCGGTCAATCCAACCCGCTCATTGTAGGCAATGTTTCGCGCGTGGCCATCAATGGTGACGTTGAATTCGCCCATGATGTCCATAAAAAAGGACGTGATCTTCTGGCCCTTGAGCATCTTTTTTGCGCCGTCATAGTCCGGACGCGCCGCCAAGATGTCCCAAGCCTTCGCCTTCATCTTGTTGTAGGTCGAGACTTTCACCGAGTCGATGCCGTCGCCGCGCAGGAAAGCATCAATTAGCGTCGCCGCGTTTGTCACGTTTCGAGACCATTTGTTATTTGGGGATAGCGCGGCGATCACCGCCACCACAATGTAAACAGCGATGCCATATTTTACCGCGATATCGTGCGCCGCCTTTTGTGCGTTATCGTACCACAACAAGCCCTCCGCGTGTTGCGTTTCGTCGGCGTCACGATAGACGCTGCAAATATTATAGATCATCTTTTCGTGATCGATCAGCGTAGCCTGTTTCATGCTATCACCAGTGTAAAATTATCATTATCCAAGCCGTGCAGCGTTACCGGTTCGTCAGTTTCCACCCATACCCGCGCACCACAATTTAACGGTTTGTCCGGTGAGTAAACAACAGACGACGCGCCGTCGATTTCCACCCGGTGCGCGTAATAATTGTTACGGTATGTTTTGACAGTGATTGCCGGGTCGTTTGTGCCGTTCTTGGCATTCGCCCGGATGACGTGCTGATTTATGTGTATTCGCTTTTTCATGTCGTTGTGTCCTTCTCGTATGTCCTAAACGTCCGGCAAGATTACGGATAATAACCGCCCCGGTCAATAGGCGTTATTTTTTTTGCCTGTTCTTTTAGCCAGCAGGACGGACAGCGCAGCCGGTCGCCCTCTCTCGTCATGGCTGGCTGTCCGCATGTCCCACAGGGATTGTTCGCCGATAATGTTGTGTGCTTTTGGCTGACAATATTTGGGCTGACAATTTTTCGTCTCAGAATTTTGGTTCCCACAGTATTCCCTCGCTGACAAGATTTCGTAGACGGCGTATCCGGCTGACAATATTTGGACTGACAATATCCCCCTCCCACTCCAGCCGGTCGCGTTCAGTGATTAGGGCTGACAATATTTCACTGACATTTTCCAGACGCGGATCGTCTTCCGGGTCAACCCACATCGTCAGGCTCTCCCGGTTCGGCGTGATCGTACTGCCACTTGAGTTGCAGTTCGTCGTAAACCTCGGCCACCGTCTCGCCGTGCTTGTCCATGAATTGTTGGCGCGTCATGTACGAGGCGTCCTCTTCCATTTCGATTAGCCAGTCACTTACTTTGCCCATCGCGTGTCCCTACCTTTCTTTCGTAGTTTTCAATGTCACCGATCACGTCATCAATCCTGCCATATGCCAAGTCGAGGTCGCTGTCAATGAGGTCGATGTCTTCCAGAGCGTTCTTTGCCTGTGTCAAGAAGGCACGGATCACTGTTGTCTGTGTTAGCTTGGCGCGATACACTTCACCGCCACCGTGACACTTGGTACAGTAATACACCTTGCTGACAAGATCACCGCCCCGGATAGGGTCCGGCACTGCCTCCTCGCCCTCGACTTTGCCGTAGCCACCGCATTGCCAGCAGTGGCACCACTCGACGTGGTTCTCAATCGTCCGCATCGCTCGGCACCTCTTCCTCAAACACAAAGTCACGATACCACATCCTGTTGCCCTCGTCGTCAACCGGCGGTGTAAACTTGAGCGTGTAGTGCAGCAGATGTTGCAGCCGCTCCAGCTTTGCCAAGTCGGATACCCAAAGATCGTTGCACTCCTGTATCGTAGAAATGATATTGCGGAGTTCGTTGTGTGCCCGGAGAAAGTCCCGGCGTTGATTGTCAGTCAGTGTGATTTCCATGTGCCAATCTCCTCTGTGTTGGCGTTGCAATACATTACCCATACAGATAACGATCAACCCTGTCAAACAAAAAAGAACAGGGCCAGTATCTCTACCAGCCCTGCTCAAGTTTTCGAACAACACACTATTCTAAAGGAGGCACCGTACGGAGCCGGGAAAGGACTACCTGACTTCGTACGGTGTACACAGTCTTAGCACCACCCGCTGATACTTGTCAAGCCACTTTTTGCATTCGGCTTCACTTCGTCCGACAAAGAGTGCAACCCATCGTGCGTAGTCCACGCAAGCCTTTGACTTGACAAAATCTTTGCGTGTCTCTCCAATCCGCACGGATGACACTGGGGCGACAACCTCGTGCCTACCATCCTTTGACAAAACGTAGGGCATCAAGTCGTTGCCCTTGCGATCTTTGAATACCTTAATCTTCCTTGCTGACATTACCTTCGTACTCCTCATCCTCTAATGCTTCGATGTACACGTCGATTGCTTCGCGGATCAGGTCAGCTACAGCAACCTGTTCCAGACCCGCCTCAGTCATTCGTGATGAATGGGCTGACAAAATATCATACTGTCTTGTCGGCATCAACAGGTTGTACGTCTTCGTGTCTTCACGAATCTTGGGTGGTCTTGGCATCCCTGATTTCCTTCTTCGCGCGTTTATCCTGTTCACCCTTTCGTTTATCCTGTACAATTCTCTTTCTGTACAGACTATCCCGTAGGGTTTTGGCTATCGGATTAATTTTATCTATCTTCTTCCTCATGGGGGTCTCCCTAAAGGGGGGGTATATAGATAGTGGCTGACAAAATTCTGCTTGTCAAGCGATATCGATATGGGTTATGGTGACAAAAATCACGAAAAGGACAAGCGATGACAAAATCACCGCCGTGGCTGACAGGGTACGTTGAGTCACTTGACATACAACCACTGACAAGTTACCGAGCAGACTGTCCTGTCTGCGCTAAGTCAAACACGTTTAGCGTAACGGACGATGGTATGCAACGCCTCTGGTACTGCTTTCATGCTGACTGCAACGTGCGTGGGCGTACCGGTATCAAGCTGACAAAAGAGTTCGCCAGTCAAGCGTTGACAAAAGATAAGCTGACAAAATCTGTACCGGCACCGGCTGTGAGTGTTGGCTTTGAGGAGCCGTCCACGTTCGTCAGTCTGTCACGCAACACGGATGCAGAACTGTATGTGAGAAAGGTCAATGCCTATGACTCTTATCTGTCTGGTCGTGCTGACATTCGGTACGACTTCAAGCGGCACCGTGTCGTGTACATGGTGCGAGATGGACGAAAGACAGTTGATGCAGTCGGACGAGCCTTGCGTGATACTAAGCCTAAGTGGTATCGATACGGTAAGTCCCAAGTGCCATTCGTCTGCGGAACCTCTGACATTGCGTTTGTGGTAGAAGATTGCGCGAGTGCATGTTCTGTAAGCAATAAAGTTACAGGCATGGCTCTGCTGGGTACGAACCTGCTCAACGAACACGCTAATAGGCTATCGAAATACAGCAGGGTGTACGTTGCACTGGACAAGGATGCGACTGACAAAGCACTTGACATTGTTCGTCGTTTGCATTTTCTTGTGCCAACTAGTTTGGCTGTACTGCCTACCGACTTGAAGAACATGATGGACGACGAAAGGGACGAATT